TGAAAGTGTGGTAGCACCTGCTAATGTAGCCACAGTAAAAGTTGAACCGCCAGTAACACCTACTACTGTGCCAACAGGGTAAGCTGTTGTTCCGCCTACTGCGACTGCGGCTGATAATGCTTTGTAATGTGCTGTACCAGCAACACTAACTCCGCCTGGGATATTTGGTGTGCTGAATGTAACTGTTGGAGTTGCTGTCCACCCTGAGCCTGCTACGATTGTACCATAGCTGGCTACACCTTCACCACCAATACGATCATCAGCGTAGTTTTGATTGTTTGAATTATTGCCACCAACTTGGTTGCCGCCGGTACCGATGTTTCGGTTACCAAAATATTTTTTGTTTAGAGGACGTCCCATTTTGTTTTCTCCTTAAGATAAACCGGCGTTCTAGGCCGTACGCGGTTGGATTTCCGCATAAAACTTACATGATTATAAGTCGTACAATGTATTTATGTTATGCTGCTAAGTTAAATGCCAAGGTGATTCTATCTTCGTTAGATGTGTTAGCTAGTGTTCTATGCTCAATATTTGGAGGGAAAGTTAATAGTAATCCTGCATAAGGTTCAATGCATAGTAAGTCTTCGTCATGTTTAAACTCTATACAGCCACAATTTTCAGGAGTTTTAATATAATACACCCCTGCTTGAGTTACTCCACCGTGACTATGCCAGTCGTGATAAGCCTTAGGTGGACTAATATTAAACCATATGTGTTTGAAGGCATGTGTAGAATTAACTGTTTTTAAACATAAATTTAAAAAATCTTCAGCCCACGGAATTAGTTCAGCGTCTTTTAAATGTTGACTTTGCCAACCTAGACGATTAGACCGCAGTTGTGTCTTAACTGTAGTTTTTAATTTGTAAGTGTTATCAATAAAATTATCCGGAACTGGAAGATTGTATTGTTGAATTTTATCTAGCATATGATATTTAAGTCATAAAAAAGCCCACCGAAGTGGGCTTTGATATAATTAACAACCTTTCGGTATGTTGATTAGCTGAACTTAACGTTTCCGTAAGTTGTGCTTAGACCAACTTTACCTAGGTAGTCAGCTGCATTACCTAGAGAAGAAGCTGTGTTTGACAACTCAACATAACCATAACGTGTCATGAATGATACGACTGGTTCGAATGTTGATGGGTCAAGAACAACACCACTGCTCATCAATGGAATGTATGGGCAATAGAATGCTGCTGCATCACTTTCGCTAGAACCTTTGTAACCGATTAGAACATCGGTGCTGTCTGTAGCGTATGTGTTAACATAGATCTTCATAGCATTGTTCAATGTACCAACGAACTTGGTGTTTGTTGGAGCTTCGAATGTACCTTCTGTTGTACGAGCAAATGCGCTTGTAGTAGCAGATTGAAGAATTGTTAAAGCAAATGGACTAACAACAGCCCAGTTACCAGCGCCACGACGAGTACGTTGAGCGATCAAGTTAGCAACACGGTTGATTTGAACAGCTAGAGCAGCGTGTTCATCACCAACGAATGTGGCTGTACCACTTACGTTACCTTGGTCATAGACTTCAGTAGCTGAACCAGCTAGAGCTGCTAGACTAGCTAGGATCTCTTGGTCGATTTCAGCTGTAATTTCTTGAGCTAGAGCAGCCATGATTTCTGCTTCAACGTCAATACCTTGTTGGGCTTGTGCGTCTTGAGCGGCTTCAAATGTCCAGCGAGCAGACAATTTACGTGTCTTAGCTTCAACTGTTTGCTTTAGAATCTGGATTGACATACGCTTACCAGCAGCACCTTCTAGAGTAGCTGTACTAGCTGCTTTAGCGTTAGATGCATTGTTGTTACCAGAATAAGCTTCTGCAATCTTGAATGGGCTTAGTGCCTCTTCACCGGCTGTTACACCATCACCATTGTCTGCGTAACGAATACGTAGAGTATGGATTTGGCCAACTGGGCCAGTCATAGGTTGTACACCAACTAACTCGTTAGCAATAACGGTTGGCATAACGCGACGAATCACTGGAAGAATCACGCGGTTTAATGTTGCGACGTTGCCGGCAGAAGTGGCACCAGCTGTTGGGCTTTCTAGTAGATACTTGCGTGTATTGTCTAGTGTAACACCCATTACTGATTTTTTAGTGCCTGATAAGCCTTCTAATAGGGCTTCTTTAGTTTCTGTCCAGCGGCCATGTAGTAGTTCTGACATTTAAATTCTCCTTAAATTTTTAACCCAGCAAGTCTACGAATATCAACAATATTATTATTTGTTGAATCGTGCTCGCCACTACTTACGCTGTTACTTACTTTATTGCCTGTAATTTCTTTAGCCTCTACTAGTGCCTGTTTCTTCTGCGGTGCTTTGCCTTCAATTACTGCGGGAAGGTACTTGTTAAAACTATTTTCAAGTTTTACAGTTTGCACACTTTCCAACAATTCTGTCATGATGCCTTGTTGTTCTTTAGATAAAGGATTCAACAATTCATGCATAATCTTTTGGCGCTCAATACTTTCTTTAAGAGCACGAGCCTCTGTTTGTTTGCTTTCTGCGATCTGTTTTGCTTCGGCCACAGCGTGTTGAGCCTCTGCAATTTCTAGATCTTTCAAGTTTATAACTTTGAGCAATTTACTGGTTTCTGATTTCTCAGAAAGATAACTGGTTTGATATTCATTAGCAAATGCTTCGAATAACTTACGACCAAAGTCTGCTTTACGGGCAGCATCGATGTCTTCTTTTAGTTGTCTAATCTCTTTTGATAGGCTAGACTCAACTACATTTTCAACCATCTTAGCGGCACGTTGTACAAATTTTGTTTTCATTTGTGCTAATGCGTCACGGCCTTCGCGAACTAAACGAACTTTAGTTTCTGCTAGGTCGGTTTTGTCTTTATAAAATTCTGCAATTTCTTGAGCTAGAGCTTCTACTACGAATTCTTCTAGTTTACCAAACTTATGAACCATTTGCATTTGATCTTCATGTAACTCGCGAACTTCATTGGCTAGTTGACGTGTAACAAATTCCTTCATTACATTGCCAGCTTGATGCATTTTTACTGCATACTTTGCCTTAGCTTCTGCTAGTTGACGACGATCTTCTTCAAACTCTACGATTTCAGCTGATAGTGAATCTGTTAACATTCTGTCAACAGCTTCTACCATTGCGGCCTTATCGTGCTCATAGCGTTGAGCGAACTCTTCGCGTAGTTGTTGAGTAACTTGTTCACGGTTCTCGTTGATACGAGATTCCCAAGCTGACTCAATAGCCACTTTAGTCTCTTCAGAAATCACATTATTCTCAATTAACGTTTTTAATGCATCCAACATGTGATTCTCCTCTTTATTGGAGCTTGCTTATTACAGATAATAAGCTCTCTTTGAGATAACGCTGTGCCTTAGGATCACCCTGCACTTCATTCGCTATGCGAACGGCTCTATTACCACCACGACTATTCATCAGGTGTTCATATATTGCTGTAGGATAAGCCCCTGGGGCACTTGGTTGAGCTACCACATCCACTGTGATAATCTCAAATTCTGACACTTCACCGGAACCGTCCTCACGGACGTTTCCAGATCCACGACTTGATACTCCTAACTTCACGCCACTTTGAACCATGCTTTTAACAAGGTTACCCATAGGTGTAGGTAGAATTTTCAACTTTCCATAACCATTAGGACCGTCCATCCACATTTGCGTTATCATATGGCTGACGCGATCCAGGTTAATTTTTAGGTCATCTGGATGATCTACTTCGCCGAGTACTGAGTATCCACCGGCACACTGATCGTTTAGGGTTTCGACAGCCTTGCTAATTTCATGTACAGGATATATACGCTGGTTTGCATTACGGATTCCTCCTTGAATGCAAATGCCACTCATATACAGACTCTTACCCTCTTTGTCATCGCTTTCTAAGAGGGTAATCTGAGCTTGATCAAAACTCAAGTTCTCACGAAGATATTTCATCTTATCTTGAACCTACAATACTTTTCTTGTTATCGGCTTGCTCTGGCTTGCCTTTTTTCTCTGCACCATGGCCTGGTTCATGTTTCTTAAAAGCTGTCTTTCCAGCTTTTGCTCCAGGAACATTCATGTTACCAAAATTTTCTTCTTTAGTAGAAGGATTTAGTAATCCGCCTTGTGTGCCGCCTTTCTCTGTTGAGAAACTTTTTGCAATGTTAGCACTTGTGCCACCCATGCGGTTTGGTTTTGCTACTACGGAACGTGTGTTAACACCATTGTCACCGTGCTTTGGAGCAGAAACTTTTTCAACGTATTCACGCATTAGACTT